ATCTTTATCGGACAACTCATAGATGCCTGTTGCGGGTATGTTCTTTGCCCACTGTGTTCTTTTGGAAAACGAAACTCTGGCAGCATCGACAACTGTTTTATCCGTGCCCATCTTGTCGATATAGGTTACAAACATTTCATTACCTCGGATTTAATATCATACTAGACCCAACCCAATCCATCTGTGGGGAGTTCTGATATGTTTGTTGATATTCAAACACATTGATAGCGTGAATACTAAACACACTATCAGAAATATGTTCTTCATCAACTGGTTCTATATTCCTGTACAAATTTATTGCACCGTCCTTTGTGTATGACTCGACAACATATTGTTTTCTAGTCACGGACATTTCTTCTATAACCCAATGTGTCATTATGTTCCTACCTTCTTTATATATTTCCAATGTTCTGGTGCATCAGGCCAGAATTCGTTTTTCATACGATACCATTGCCAATCACCATCGTTACTTTCTGCCAACCATCCTTGTCTACTGTCGTGTAGTACAACTTTCACTGCTCGGTGTTCTCCGGTATTCTCATTCTCCAATACAATGTGCATACCACGACGATAGACCATACCTTTCTCACCGAGGTCTTTTATATGTTTATTCATTCTATGACCTGAAATCCTCCACCATCCAGAGAATAAACAATGCGCTTAATCCCAAAGTCTGTAATAGCGCCCATACAGCCAGAGCATGGTGCAGAAAGTCCAGGTATGAATCCACGTTTTCTATCTCTCCTTTTTACTCTGCTAATGTATATAGTTGCTTTGGAAAGGTCATCTACAGATACTCGTCTTAAACTATTCTTGATAGCGTCTATCTCTGCATGAATGTGTATGTTGTATTCTGTTTTGCCGTACTTGGCCTGTAGTGGATGAGTCTTGTAAGAATTATGGCCCAACCCAACTACATTATTACCAATTACAATTGCTGATGCAATCCTCGCATTACTGACAGGAAGAACATCATGAGCAACTTTGGAAACGAGATCAATATACTTTTGATCCTTCTTCTCTTGCACGGCTCAACTCGCCTCGCCAGTTTCTGTTGCGGTACTTCTTCTGGTTGTACCGTGAAGATAACTCATCGCTGAGTTCCTGAAGTTTAGGCAAACAAACATCATTTGCCCATCGTTGAAGCTCGGCATTGTCATGCTCTAACTTCTTAATTTTTGCTTCGGCCTGCTCATTCTTATATGAGAGGTGAGCTATGCGTCTTTTCGCCTTATCAATATAAGATTCCTTTGGTGGTGCCAATACTTCTTTTTCTGTCATTAGAAATACTCCTTTACCGTGTTTAAAGTTATCCTCTTGAACCTTCTAACCGATACTTTCATAAATGGTTCATAATCTTTTATTAATTTACTGACCTTTGGCCAAATAAATTTTTCTGTGATATCTTTATCAAATCTTTCTCTATACTGTAAGACTTTTTCAAGAATAACTAAAGTCTCTAACGAAATCTTTTTACCAAGATATGCCTTAACAAGTTTAGGATGATTTCCGTTATCACATTTAAATAGTATATCAAATTCGTGGGAAAATGTCAATAGTTTTTCTAAATCATTTTTATAAAAATAATGTAAACTCTGATTTATCTTCTTATGCTCTATCCAGTTTTTCTGTTCAAAGTCACCGATCCATTTTTTACCACGAATAAAGTTGGCAAGGTAATAATCTATGATTTGTGGATCAGATAATTTTCTAGATAGCTTTACAAATTTAAATTTATCTTTTCGTTTCTCAAAAGATTCTAGAGTAGCACTAACTTTACCATTATATCTGTGAAAATCATAATCACCACCAAAATGCAATTTTAGTGCCAGGTAATTTTGATAGCACTCAAATTCGGTCATTAGACTCAAAACAACGAACTCGTCTTGGGTAAGTAATTAAGTGCCTCGGCATTATACTGGATTTTCTCACGCATGGTCTTGTCGATCCATCGTGTAATCGTATGTGCCTCTAATTGATTTTGTTCGCAGTAATACATTACTGCTTCTAGGTGGGTTAGTCTTTTTTCTTTGACTAAATCTTCTATAATAACTGTGAATTTTTTAGGTGTTATTTTTGTTGTCATAATATTTTGTAAAGGTGAACACGCCTATCTCTGGTTCAGCGGTTCATCAGGTGTGGCGTCCTCGGCAGAGACCACTTTTATTCTTATTCATATTAATAAATGGGCCCGTTGGATATCAAGGCGGTACCCATGCCCCGTGAAGAAATTACGCTGCTAGCGCATAGTCCTCAAAGTAAACGTCATCATTGGCGTTTATAAAATGTGTCAGATTCCTCTTGTAAACTTTCATCCGTCCGTCGATCCTATTTCACCCCCATGATCTTTCGTAGTTCCTGTATTCGGTCCCACTGTTTTGTCATAGGTTTAACGTGTTTCGGATAGTATTGAATTTCTTTTTCAAGTTTCTCCAATTCTATCTTATATAGAGTATTCCTTTCATCAGGTACTTTGCCCCAACCTATACTCCTACTCCACTCATTAGGTGTATAATAGTATTCTTCTCCTCTTGTTCCAACTTTCTCTGACAATCTATCATTCCAGTACTTATGTTGTGATTTAGAAAATTCTATTATACCCTGATATTCACCACGAATGGTGGAGGTGGCCGGTACTGCCCCGGCGTCCGATCCGTCTACTTGGTTACCGTCATCGGTATCTTTCACATAGTTATTTATTCAATTGTAGTATTACCACCAAATGTAATGTTGATTGATAAACCAGCAATTAGATCACCACGATTCCAATCTTCATCAATAGGCATCGTGACATTTGGCCTTACTGAAAAGCTATCAGAAACATTCCAAGTATAACCAGCATCTATATCAAGACCTTCATAACTAAAATCATCAACATCCCAGTTACTAGTAACACTACCGTCGATACCTGCTACTGCATAACCTGTACCGATCTCAGCTGATACATTACTATCATTAATGTTCCAACTCAACTCGGCATCTACTTCAGCTCCAAACTGAGAAAGAGTTGTTGATACACCAACTACACTTTCCTCATCAGTGGTATAATCATAAGACACACCACCACTAAAAAGTCCAAAGTCAGCATCATAAGCTATACCAACATCTACGGTATCACTTGTAGAAAAAGATAGGCCTCGATGACCTATAGTAAGCTCATCACCATCTTGGTCAAAAGCAATACTTGTATTTCCAGATGTTACCGTCACATCCGACACAGTTGAAAGTGCAAAAGCACTCATTGGGCACAAACATAACATTGTTGTTAAAAACTTTTTCATTTTTAATTTATCTCCTTAAATAAAACATATTCAACTATTTATTTTACTACGAATCCTACTCTTGGGTTATTTAAATCACCATCCCCATCATCATAAGATTCTACCCACCTGTAACCATCTTCCATAAACGATGTAATGGTTGATTCACTATCTTGCCATATGGGAATCATAGTCTCATATGTCTCACCATCACCCGGATCTGGATTAGGTCTTAAATGTATCTCTATAATATTTTCTTCTATACTTTCCACATTTATTTTCCTAACATCACCTAATTCATAGAAAAGTGAGGAAAGTGATATTGTAAAATCTGTTTTATACCAAGCTGTAAACCTAGATAAGTTTGATCTCTTTTTAATACCTTCATAAGATATGCAAGGTCTCCAAAATGGAGGTTTATCAATATACCACTCATAATCTATTGAATAATGCTTTCCTTCAAAATATTCACACCAAAAATAACCAGGTAGGACGGCGTTGTTTTCTGGTACTAACCATTTACGTTCTGCACCAATCCCCATGCCAGCCAGGTTATAAATAGGTCTTACTATATAATAACCTTTTTTAGGAACTCTTATTCCTGCAGGACCACATTGGTATCCAAGTTTTTCTGCTAACCATAATTTATTAAACCATTTGTGATGTTGTGGATATTTTAACCAAGCATCATAATCTTCCATTAAAGATTCTCGTAAAAATCATCCATCATTGTTTCTAGTTTTGGAAGATAGTCAGATGCTTTCTTTTCAAAAATCTGTACTTGACCATCTTCGGCCACCATCATAATAACAATATCTTCAATCGTTACTCCAGTATGTTCTTCATACATAGAAGCGTATGCCGAACACTGAATAAAGTAATCTTCAATCCATTCTTCTTTCTTTGGTGTTGTAGTAGTTTTAAAATCTACAACTGCCAATGTATCATTGTATACACCTATAAAGTCACATCGCCCTGCTACTTTGTACTTTGGTGAATACATAGATTGCTCTTGTAAAACAACTTTATTAATCTTTTGATCTAGATGAGATTTCATTTCACCAAACATACAATATGCAAGAAAATTCTTTTCTTTGTGGTGTGTTATATCTTCCATACCATTTAAATAATCTTCACATATGTTATGAAAGGCAGTACCACGCCTGGCTGCCTTACCAGAAACAATGCGAGCTTGTTCTTCACCAATACGTTCACGCCATTCCTGTAAGCCTTTTTGCTTACCCGGTTGTTTACCTATCACCGTAGTAATAGAAGGATACTTATTACCATCAGGCGCTTCATAAAAACGCATTCCATTATGGGTATGTACGACCAACTCAGGCCAATTTATTTCTGTATTCATAGTATAATTATCTCACAAAGAAGAAAGTATGTCAAGCATTTTCCATTTTGATTCCCATATTAGTTTTTGCTATCAGATAAGACCTAACAAGTCCACTTCTAATAATATCACCAATACCGAATTCTACAACTTCAAACTCATCCATTTCTTCTAGGATAGCTTCAAAGTTATGATAACCTTCACGGTCACCATTATGTTTGCGGAGATCAGATTGTGCCATATCACCTGCAAACATTATCTTACTATTTTGACCAACTCTAGTCATAATAGTATCTAGTTCTTGAAAAAGTAAATTAGAAGCCTCATCAACTATAATAATGCTTCTATCAAATGTTTGACCTCGCAGAAAGGAGGTTGAGTAAAATTCTAATGATCCTTGACCAGCAAGTTTATCATATAATGTTACAAACTCTTGTTCGTTTGGCATTTCAAACAAATATCTTACCAATATGCGGTAAGGATCTTGATAAAGTAGGCTCTTCTCCTCTAGTGTTCCTGGAAGATAACCTATATCTCTTGATGGTAGTAATGAACGAACTAAAACTACCTTATCATATTGAGAATTTTTATCTAGTACTTCTTTAAAGGCTAGATGTAATAATATAAATGTTTTACCTGTCCCAGCCGAACCAGAAAGAAAAAGATTCTTACCTTCTTCGTAGGCCTTAAAGGCCTTTTCCTGGCCAGGTCCAACAGGTTCTATTTTTACTAAACTGTCTTTATTAATATACATCTTTTTATGTTTACTCAAAGTGAGTCCTCCAATGGTTAACATTGATGAACTATTTATTTTAATTTTTTCCTCTTATCAAACATCAATCGTTGACCCAGGATTATTATCTCTTATTCTCCGTAATGTATCTTTCCAACCTTCATCTGTACCGTAGCCACCACTATGACCTGAATGATCTCTACCACTAATAATAGAATTGGGGTTGGGAACAAATACATGAACCCAACCTTCTTGTTTAAGCACTTCCATATCGGAAATAGAACAGGTAAGGTCCTCTGCCTCACCTGTCTCTGGATTTACCATTCGATATTGTGGCATTACTGTTGAATCTTCCAAGAACCATCTGCCTGTCGGCAAGCAGTACCATAAGCCTGTTGGGGTTTACCACCAATAGTTACGGTCTGTGTAAACTCACGACACGGTGTACCGTTAGATGCTACGACTGTTCGTGTTGGAGTCGTGTACCCACTGTTACCCGTGTTGGGGTTACGCCAAGAACTTGAACTGTTATCAGGCGCCTGTTCAAGAGCAGCCTGGAAACTCTGACCCATCATAAGACGGTCACGTTCATCCAACTGTTGACCAATTT